GGCGGCTTACCGGCCCGTACTTCAGCAGCAATATTCTTGCGAAACGCGGTTTTACTTGGTGATTTCACTAACGGCATCACACACCTCCGGCTATGCGCCCATCCAACTCGTTAATATACCCGCGCTTCCGTAGGACTGTATGTTACGCGGCTTTTCAACATACTCCCGATGCGCCACCGGGAACGCAAACGTGCAGGCCAAGGCATCCGCAGCATCAGGTGATGCCAGCCCCCGCGCCTTCATTTCTTTTTTGCCTTCCAGAAATATCGTCCCCGATGAGTGCGGCTTTATCGTCGGCCCCATCAAATCCGTTTTTAACGTGCGGTCATTGGGAATACTGGCCGTTTTCAACCAGTCTTTCATCGTTCCCCACAGTTCGGCGCGTTTATTTCCGTACATTATCGGATTCTTGGCCTTCCAACCGAAATTAACTCCACGAACTATTTTATACCGCTGTTCATGTAATCGGTCAAGAATACCATATCCAAGCCCGCCTTCATCTAGCGCAACCAATACCGGCCTGTATTCATTTATGGCGTCAATTACCCGACCAACGATTTCCATCGTGTCTTCACCGCGATAACGGTGGATCGCCACCAGATCGCGGCCTTGCCGCACAGCAATAACGGTGCTGTCGGAACCATTCCTGGCCGGATCCACGCCGATAACGACTGGCGCCGTTTTGTCTTTGTACGCAGGTCTTTTAATTGCCTCATCTATAACCCCCACTCCAATAAACTGATCATCACCAGCGGACGGAAACTCACCATACACTTCCACGCGAGCCTGATATGAATCCTCGCCATACTCTTCGAGAATCTGCCTATACAAATTCCCATCAGTCCCTTCTACCGTTCGAGCATCTACCGAGCGACTCCTCCAGAAATTCCGCTTACTGTTAAAACATTCAAAAAAATACCCCTGATTTCGACGCGGGTTACTGAACGCCATCCAATACCTGTCAGGGATTTTCTCCGTGAAATAACCAGCAGCCACCGACCATATGCTATCGACAATACCTGACGCTTCGTCAAAAATTACCATCTCGCCGTCGTGGTTGTGAATACCAGCATACGCATCCGGATTCTCTTCCGACCACAACTTACCCTCCGCCGCCCAGTATCGGGTGCCTTTCTTCAGGTCGCGCTCGACAATATCCGTCATCCATTTCGCCGGCACCAGCTTCGTTGCCGAAATCTCCCACCAGTGCGAGTTAATCACCATCGCCGTCCATTTCGACAACTCGCCCCAGGTAACCGACCGCAACTGCGACTCACTGTTCGCACTCACAATAACGCTGCTGCCGATGCGCGTCGTCAGCATCCACAGGATCAGCCAACTCACCAGAGCCGACTTACCAATACCACGACCGGAACTTACAGCGCTCCGAAACGCATCCATGACCTCTGCGTGACGATTATTCCGTATGTGCTCCGCTAGCTCACGCAACACCTCACGCTGCCACTTTCTCGGCCCCTCGAACTTCTCCAGCGGCGTGTTCTTCTTCCCCCACGGAAACGCAAACATTACAAAAGCTTCAGGATCATCCGCAATATCCGGCGCCCATAACTCCACCATCAGGCGCTGTTCTTCTTTCGGTGAATATATCGGCTCCTGCGCCATCACACGTCCTCCGCAGCTAATACCGGCGGTACCGCAGCCAATACCGGCTGTGCATCAGGTACAACACGGCTTACTCCGCTGATAACCCTGCCCCTGGCTTCTGCTAGTGCATCCAGTACGCTAATGGTCTGGCTAACCTCAACCTCCACCCGATTGCCAAACCGCTTCCTGTCGTAGTTACTGGCAGCCTTGAATCGGGTATCAACTCGCAATTTGGCTACGCCAACATCTTCAGGGGTCGCCATGTCGGCAATACGAACAGTCTCTGCGTGCAATGTAGTGGCGTACATCCGCCAGCCTTCATCGTACATGCTTTGCCGCTTAGGATCAGCTTCCAGCCATTCCCACAGGATCATAAACGGGATGTGAAGGTCAGCAGCGATTTCCGATGGGGAAATGCCGTGCGATAGCTTATCGACGATCAGCGACATCAGTCCGCGATCACCTAGCGTTTCAACAACGTCGTCTAGCTTCGCATATCCGACGCGCTGTTCATATCGTTCAAGTTTATCCACAGACAAATCATAGCAAAAAATAAAAATTTTTGTGGGGGATGCCGAACCACACTCCCTTGGCTGCCGGCCCTACCCGGAGGGGGGTTAGCCGAAAGGCCCCACGGATTAGTCAGGTATATAACCCCACAGTCTGGTCAGGTATATAACCCCACGATTTGATCAGGTATATAACCATGCGGCTTAGTCGGGTATATAACCCCACGACTTAGTCGGGTATATACCCATGCAGATTGATCAGGTATTCACTTACCACGAACCCATGCTGCGTCGCAACACGTTAGGAAAAAAGACTAGCAGCATGATGGATTCAGACCGATGCCTGGCAATGCCTGGGCGATGCCATGCTCGAACCATCCCCTAATAACCTTACAATTTACTCACCTATTATGTTTGTAATAACCCTACTCCTAATATGCCTATTATGTTTGACATATTAGGTAAATTAGCCTGTGAAACATCAAATATGCTAATCGAGTAACATACTAGGCGGATTAGGTAAAGCGGATAACAACATATGAGGAAAAAAGACGGGGCAGGCGATGAAATCACAACTTAAAGTAAAACATTAACTTTTGAATTACAGGTACACGCGAGTCTTTTCTCCTAACATGTGGTTCTCCACATTGCCTCATTTACCTAATGTCTTTACCTATAAGCTTTCGTTACTGTTTCACGATGCAACCATTAGAAATCGTGATTGGTATTTTCTGCTGGGATGCGGATAATTAGCACATCGAATGCGTTTCGATACCGGCCTGGCGGATCCAGGTGAAAAACTAAAAGGGAATAAACCATGACCTACCGTGTACATCTCACAACGAAATCGGCCAACGCGAAAACAGGCCCGATACCAGTTTCTACATCCGATCGGGCTACCTGCCCAGAAAATTGTGCCATGCGCTCAGAATGCTATGCCTCGTCTGGTCCGCTAGCTATTCATTGGGCGGCAGTATCGTCCGGCAACCGCGGGCAGCTCTGGCCGGATTTTGTCAATGCTATTGCTGATTTGCCTGAAGGCCAATTGTGGCGCGCGAATCAGGCCGGGGATTTACCTGGGGATGGGAAAACAGTTGATCCTGTTGCTTTGGGTGAGCTGGTAGCCGCTAATATTGGCCGTCGCGGATTTACATATTCCCACTACAGCGACCAGGATTCGCTGCATTGGATAGGCCATGCGAATCGTTGGGGATTTACGGTTAATTTGTCGGCAAACAATCTCGAAGAGGCAGATCAACTAGCAGATACCGGAGCTGGCCCAGTGGTTGTTGTTTTGCCCAGTTCGCAGACTACGAACACGACAACGCCAGCTGGGCGCAAGGTAGTAGTTTGCCCGGCCGCCGTGCGCGATGATATTAGTTGTGCAACATGCCAGCTCTGTCAGCGCCAGCGATCGGCCATTGTAGGTTTTCCAGCGCATGGTACCCGCCGTCGTGTTATCGATATCAGGCTTGCTAAATAAGAGAGGGATAACATCATGGCACGCAATGACGCATATGAATATGAGGTTTGCGAATGTTGTCTGATAGCACTAGCCAATGACGACTATTCCGGAATGGATGATGCTGAAGAAAAGGCAACACATGAAGGTTTAGCTAAACTTGAATCAGAATATCGCATGGTTATCCCGGACGGCGCAGAATACGGTTTCCGCCATTATCGTTGCGAATGCTGTGGAGCATTGCCCGGTGATCGTTATCGCGTCCTTTGTTTTGACAAGAGAGGGGAACAAGAATGAAACGGTCTATCGGGTACTACTGGGTGCGACTATCAGATCAGCGGGGGTGGGAAGTCATGCGGTACACCGAATACGGAGAATTCCTACGCTGTGGAATCCCAACTCCGTGGTTCGAAGATGAGGTGTTGGAGGTAGGAGCTAAAGTTGCTAAGAGAGTATCTCCTGCCGAAGATGAGAAAATAAACAGAATGCTAAACGGAGAAGAATAATGGCACGCGAACCGCACTACGAAACATATATCAGTTGGTCGAACGGAAAATGCAGGCTTATACACCAGTGCTTGCAACTATGCGCCGATTCCGATAACGATTACATGGCAAGAAAAACAGCGGAAAATTTTAAACTTGAATTGCCACCCGTATACTGGGATGGGGATAAAGGAGAATTTAGATCATGATTGCGAAATAGAAACAGGTGATAAACAATGCTTTCCATTCTCGCCAGCGTGCTTATTGCCGCAATTCTCGTTGAAATTTTTGATTTATAAACCTTACCTATAACTAAGGATCGATCATGTATAAACAGAAACCAACCGGACTGATACGCGCAGTAGTATTGTCATTCATCGTTGGAATGATGATCGCCTACTCTTTCGCAGAGATGTTAATTTGAGGATCGCACTATGAAATACACCACAGCCCAGCGAATCGTATATCCGCTCAAGGATCCGGTAGATGCTGATCTAAACCGCTACCTTGCGAAATATGACAGAGAAACGCACAGGGAAGAATCCATCGAGACAATGGCAGCAACTTTGCTAGACGGCGATTACTCGCCGTTCCTTCCTCAGAATGTAGCGGAGGCCCTTGGGGAAATGCCAAAAGAAACCCTCGCCGTGCTTGCCTGTGGGTTGAAGATCAACGGATTCGATGGCGTAGGTTCGCTGCTCAAGAAATACATAGAATCCTATTGGGTTGATCTGGCTACCAGAAAAGCTGCTGATATGTATGATGATGGGGACAAAACGAGTTAAACCATGAAAAACGTCATAAACGCACTAGATAAACAGGACGCATATAATCAAGCCGTAAGATTAAAGGCATATTATCCTTTTCGCATTGTTGGCATTGTAGATATGCAAGGCAAATGGGGTTACCTAAGCGGAAAAACAAAGCATAAATTCAATGCCTTGGCAAAACAAGGATGCCATGTTTATATTATTTCTTATACATAATAATGGAGCGCCATGCAGCGAACCATTGGCGAACCATTCCACCACGAAATACAATAAACCCCACATTACGTGGGGTTTTTTATTTTGCGCTAAATAGTTTTGCTGCCAGGCGCCGTCCCTCGGCAGGGTCTGTGCCCTTCCACGCGGATTCGCCCCCATCGAAAAGCACATAGACCACGTTGCCGATTACAGTGTATTTCGCCAAGCTAAACCGCCCGCAAAGGCTTTTGATGCAATAGGGTGATACCTTATGCCACCCCAGCCGAATAAATCGACTAGGGGGCGTTTTAATAGCCTTTGCGTGCGAGTCTGGTCGATCAGGATCAAACGTCACGCCAGCTCCGTTACATTGCGAACGGTCATTCCGCAGGATCGCATAGCATTGATTGTATCCTCGAGCCGGCGCAGCTCTTTCTCCGCATAGGTTTTGAATTTGACATGCACGGCCGGGTTGATCTTGTACTTGCGCGCCACACCCCCGGCGGAATAGTGATCGACAGGTTCAGCCCATCCGGCTTCGATCAGATGCGTGATCACTTCACGCCGCTCAGCTATAGTGCGATTTTTCAGGCCACCGTAGTTTCGCAGGTCGGACGCAGTGACTTTCTGTAATCCCTTGCTTAGGATGAAATTGCCAGCACGCTTGAGATCATTAAGTGCCGTGCTGGCGTCACCTATGATGCTATTGTAAAAATAGGTCACGTTCGGCAGGATGTATCCCTTGAACAAAGAGCATACGCGAGTGGCGGTTTCTGCTGATACCTCGAGATCCGCGGGGTGCTTTCCCATCTGGAAACATTCTACGGCATGGTACACCAGGCACATCCGATGAATGCCGCCTTCGAACTTTGCAAGGGCTGCCGAGGCCTTTGTGCCAAACGAATTCAAAGACGCCAGCTTATGGATATCACGGAAAGTTGACAGGGTAATATTGCGGGCCTCTGGCGACATCTCCACGCGATTCCGGTCCGGCTTCATATCAAGCATGGCACGAATCAGGGCTTTATACTGGCCTTCATAGTGCTTGATCTCCATGGCCTGATCCATTGTTGGCGGCGTGCCGGGATCGGCTTCCGGGACGAAACTGATATAGAACCGCTGTAGCAGGCCATCCTCGGCAGTATTCTTGGCAATTTTGGCAATAGTGTCGGGTTGTATCCCGCCGATTACGCAAGCAGAAAAATTCGGGATTTTGATGTTCCCCCGGGTGATCCGGTCGATTCTTTGCGGGCCTCCGTTATAGGACATCAACCAGTCTGCACGATCAGATCCGCCGGAGTTTTTGAACTGGCCCATTCCACCGATCCATCCGGAAAGCTCATCATAGAAAATCAGGGTGCCGCGTGGGTTGTACTGCATCACATCCCCGAACGCTTCGATGGTTGTATTGGACATATAGTAACGCGGGATTTCAGGTTGCGCGGGATGCTGCGGCGAAGGGCCGAACTGATCCGCCTCGATCCATTCTGAAAGTGCCGAATCGTATTTCTTCATCAGGGCTTTAAACTTGCGTTTCTCGTGCTCGTTCTGCTGGTCGATGTCGTCGTCGGCGTCTTTCAGCGGCTTGGCAGCGTATTCCGCGCAGAATGTTTTTTTCGCAGAAGGACTGCCAACCAGGGCCACCCATATACGCGCAGATTCCGCCCAACTGCCATGACGATCAGGATACAGCTTGATGCGGTCGTCAATGGCACTGGCGATAGTGGCAAGCATCGACATGGCAATGGCGCCAGGATCAGATCCGGTCGGTGGCGCCTTCAAGAAAGCCAAACCGGCCACCAGATCAGGCAGGTGCTCCCGTTTCATCCGATTGGCGCTCACATCCCCCACGATGTTGTCAGGATCTGGCCATTCAATCGGCTGTGACATCATGGGCTTGAATCCATCCGGCAGACCTTGCGGAGCAGGATCGGCGGCTGGTGCTGCTACGGCTGGTGCCGCGGCTGGCGGTTCCGGCTCATGGTGCATACCGCCGTCGTCGTGGGGCACCTTGTTGATGTCGAATTTGTAAGCGGTTTTGATCCGGCCTATCACGGCCCTGGCTTCAATAGCGGCTGATTCCAATGTTTTGGCCTCTATACGTTGTTTGAGGATTGCTTTCAGTTCGCTGGCTGTCAGGTTTTCTTCGTCGCAGATATCCCACTTTTCCGGCTTGCCTTCGGGTATCGAAACTATCGAAACCGACACTGCGCCAACGGAATACAAGTGCGCGGAAAGCTCACGCATGGCAAGTTGGCCTGGCATGTCGTTATCTGGGAAGAGGATAATCTTACGCCCTTTTGCTGCTGACCAATCTGAATATTTCCACGCCTTCGCCCCTGCTGCCCATGATACGCAGGGCACCTTGAGCATTGATTGCGCGTATTCCGCCTTACGCGGGCCTTCAAAGACAACGATAGACGCATCGTCGCTGTACTTGGCAATCTGATCCAGTCCGTACAGCGGGCGAGGTGACGGCCAGTGTCGTGCCGCCCACTTATAAGGGGTATTGACCGACAGCCTGCCCCATGTCATGCAGCGCGGCTCCTTGTGGATCTCACCATCTTCGTCGGTTCGCAAGTAGCGGGCCTCATAAAAAAGCGGCTGCCCGTCCGTATCGCGGAAACACCACACACCGACAGGCTCACCGAATTCATAGTGATCGAACTTCGGCATTTGCCCTGCGGGCGGTTTTGATGCCATCCAGTCAGCCGGCTTAATTGGTTTATCCTTGGCAACCAGCGGCTTCGCTGCGGCATTGGTCATAACCCCGTCGGCCATGTTCCGTAGTGCCGTTTTGAAATCCTCGCCGGTTTGCTGCATGTAGTAGTCGATTACATTGCCAGATGCCCCGCAAGCAAAACAGTAGCATCGTTCAAGCCCTTCCTTGCCTTCAAAAATAGTAAGTGACGGCTTCGTGTCGTTATGCCACGGGCAGATGGTTACATACTCGCTCCCCACCCGTTTCACCTCGGCATACCGCGACGCGACGGCGGTTATCGTCACATGGCGCAGCAGCTCGTTACGGTCGATCCGTTGCTCACCCATTGCGGCACCTCTCCCCCTTTTTTCCACGTTGCCGATGGAAGCACACCCGGCACTGCGCCCTGCGCCGCATGTTCCCGTTGCGATCACGGCGCCGATGAAATGCCGCAGCCGGTTTCGTTTCCTTGCACGTCGAGCAAACCTGATCAGGCTCGTGTTCGATTTGCTTAATGATTGATTTCCAGTTCATTCCCCACCTCCCATATCCATCCCCATAATTTTTGCCGCGTCTTCAATACAAGTTGCGAAACCTGCGCGGCCACCGTGTTCCTGTATCATCGTCAAAAAATTCTGCTGCTCGATCTCTCGCTGGTCTGACGGCTTGCGCCAGCCTGGGCGCTTCACTTCAATGGCGAACATCATCCCGTTGGCGTCCATGCCAACCAAATCTGGAATTCGCATATCCCGCCCTTTAACCCATCTATAAAAGTAGATCGGCGCACCGTTGGACGACTGGGCCATTCCAGAATTCTGCCGCCATAGCATAACGATGTCGTTTCGAGTGTTCATGTATTGCGTGATAGCCTTCAATGCGTCAGCTTCTGTTTCTGTTGGCTTATTCACTGCCACAGACCTGGTACGCTTCGCTGGAGCTGGCGACATATCCCGCAGCGGCTTCCCGTGCATTGCTGCCCACAGTTTCTCTGCTGCTGCGTTCTCTGCAAAAGTTTCCCGCAGGGATTTCTTGCCAGCTCTGGGTTTTGTATTCATGCGATCTCCTGAAGTGAGGCGCAGAATATACTCCCGCTGCGGATAACAATTCAAGAGTTTCGACTATCAGATTTTCTTACTATTACCCATGTCATCCATAAGAAATCGTGACTGTATTTTCTGTTATCCGCAGACCATAATTCGCTTCACGTTGCAGGTGCAGCGGTGGCAAGGCGGGGCCGATCCGCCGGTTAAATTGAAATGAAACGCAGCAAGCCAGTTGTCCGTACATGGAACGTGTATCGGCAAAACACGCCGGTCTTCGTCGGCAAAAACAACAAAAGTGACGATATGTATCGAGCTGATTTTGAGCATATGGGCCAGGTGCATACGATGTATAGCGAAGAGGTATGGGGTCTGGCTCGCCAGATTTGCGATTCCCCCGTTCTTGAGGAGGTCAGCAATGTCCAATAATCTGGTTTCTATGGCAGACATGGAACGCATGGCCGGCGCGATGGCGAAATCCAATCTGTTCGGTGTCAAGACGCCAGATCAGGCTCTGTCCTTGATGCTTCTTTCGCAAGCGCAGGGCATTCACCCTGCCCAGGCAGCCGTGGATTATCATATCATTCAGGGTCGCCCGTCACTGACCACCAACGCCATTCTTGCCCGGTTCCAGCAAGCTGGCGGCAAGGTCGAATATCACATCTATACAGATACAGAATGCAAGGCAACATTCAGCCACGCGCAGGGCGGTTCTCTAACGCTTTCATGGACGATTGATCAGGCAAAACGTGCCGGACTTACTGGTAAAGACAGTTGGCGGATGTACGCCCGCGCCATGCTTCGTTCTCGCGTGATCGCTGAAGGCGTCCGCGCCGTTTATCCGGCAGTCCTCGGCGGCATGTATTCGCAGGAAGAAGTTTCTGATTTTGATGTCAAGCCATCCGGTGCAGCCAAAGGCGAAAAAGTTGTTGAGGGCGAGGTTCTTGGCCCAGATCTCGACACATTTCTGCTTCATATTGACGACTGCGAAGACATGGAATGCCTGAAGCAACAGTTCATCGTTGCCAGGACGGCCTTCAGGAACGACAAGGAAGCGCTGCAAAAAATCTTTGCGCTGAAAGAGAAAGTCAAGGCGCGTATTGATGAAGCAATGAAGCGTGAAGCAGAAGATATCTAATCAACCACAGGAGCAAAAAAAATGACCACTTACAAACTGAACGTCGAAACCGTCAAACAAGCCGATGCCCCGCGAGGCATGGAACGCATTGATGCCAGCGGCGCTTACACTGGTGAATTCACCTTGGCAAAACAGATTGTTGCCAACAGCGGCACCGAAGGCATTGAATTTACTTTCCAGGCTGACGATGGCCGCGTTGCCAACTGGTTGCGCCTGTACGTCCGCAAGGCAGATGGAACCGAGACTTTTGGCATGGGCATGTTGATGTCGGCCATGACCTGCCTGAAACTGCGTGAAATCAGCACCGAAACGGTCATTGTTGAAGAATGGGATCGCAACGCGAATGCAAAAATTCCGGTCGAGGTGGTCAATTTCAACGCGCTGTGCAGCAAGCCGATTGGCATTCTGTTGCAGAAAGAACTCAAGGATGGCTTTGACAAAAACGGAAATCCAAAGTACAGCATGAACATTGTTGGATTCTTTGATGCCAAAACAAAGATGACAGCCACCGAGATCATTGAGAAAGCCAGTGAAGCTACGGCTTTGGATAAAAAAATGAAGTACCTCAAGGATATCGACAAGCGCACTGGTGACGAGCCAGCTCCGGTGGTGGCCTCAAGTGATGCCGGCGATTTTTCTGACCTCGAAAACGATCTTCCTTTCTGATCATGGAACAACGCACAGACGAATGGTTTGACGCCAGGTTAGGGAAGGTGACAGCTTCCCGCGTCAAGGATCTTATTGCCAAGACCAAAACAGGCTACAGCTCTTCTCGCAAGAACTACGCAGCGCAGCTTGTCTGCGAACGTATGACGCGCCAGAAAGCGGAGTCTTACTCCAACGCAGCTATGCAGTGGGGCGTGGAGCAGGAACCCAACGCCCGCACTGAATACGAAATGAAATGCAATCAGATTGTTGAAGAAATCGGATTTATCGAACATCCGACGATTCCGTTGGCCGGCGCCTCTCCTGATGGTCTGATTGGCGACGATGGCATGGTTGAAATCAAATGTCCGAATACGGCAACGCACATTGAATGGCTGCTGGCCGGCACTCCTCCTGCTGAACATTTGCCACAAATGGCCTGGCAGCTAACGTGCGCCAATCGACAGTGGGTGGATTTTGTTTCATACGATCCGAGAATGCCTGAAAAACATCGCCTGTTCGTTGTCCGCTATAACCGCAATGACGAATATATTTCAGAGCTGGAAGAAGAAGTTGAGAAATTCCTTGCTGAAGTTGATGCAACCGTAAGAAAACTGGAGTCACTCTAATGCTGACACTGCTAGAAAAAATTGAAATTGCCAAACGATATCTGGGCAACAAATGGGTTTTGGCGCAGCACAGCACCTACGATGCCAAGAAACGGGAGCAAGGCATTATGTGCCAGACGCTACGACTTGTCGTGTTAAAAGCTATGGCGGAAGGGAGACTGTAATGGCAACCAATCGTATTCCTTCGGATATGGGCAAGGTGGCTGATGGAATGATCACCTATATTGCCTTGCCGTATCCACTCCCTGCCGAATGGAAGCAAGAGTTTATAGCGCATTCAAAATACAGAGCTGGCGATGCCATTGGGCTGGAAGCCCTTGACCGCCGGTGTCGTGCAGCCATTGGTATTAATGTAACTCGCAAATACATCCCTGCGGTATCCAGGGTTAAAGATAGGCAATGACGCTACCGATCACTCCCCGCCCCGTAAAAATCCCATTAATCAATTATCACGAAATGAGTGGGTTGATGAAGGCATTTTTTAGGCAGCGGGGCGGTGGAGTGACCAACAATGATGTAAACCAAAACTTTTAAGGAGATACAAATGAACATTCAACATGAAACCATTACCATCAACGGCGTAGATTACATTCGTGCGGATCAGGCGGCTCAACCGAAAGCAAACGGCAATCGCGCAATCATCGTTGTAGATCGCGGCTGGATTTTTGCTGGTGACGTTACCCGTGAAAACGGTCGGATCAGGCTGTCCCGTGCGTTGCACGTTTTCAAATGGGAGTCTGTCGGTTTTGCCGGGATGATCGAGAACACCGCCAAAGCTGATTTGCGTCCGATTGCTGACGTGGACATTCCCGAAGATGCGGAAATCTTTTGTGTTCCGGTTTCTGAAAATTGGGGACTTAAGTGACCACATTTCGTCCTGTAGGCAACGGCTACAGCTCCGGCTACGGCAACGGCTACAGCTACAGCTCCGGCTACGGTATCGGCTACGGCTATGGCGACGGCTACGGCGACGGATATGGCTACGGATACGAAACCATAAGAAGCTCTAAGCGAAGGAGGGGGTGAGAAATGAACATGCTAGAAAGGATCGAGATATGACCACACCACTTGAAGCCATGCGCCTAGCGGTTGAGGCGTTAGATGACTACAAATACGCCGAAGCAAGAATCGCACTCCGCGCCGCACTAGAGCAGATTGAAAAAGTTGATCCTGTTCCGGTTAAAACGTACCCGCTTGAAGCATTCTTTGCTCTAGATGAGCAGTTAGAAGCAATGGAGGCAAAGCTAACCGCCCCCGCTGTGCCATACGACGTGGAGAAGTGGCAGCTTGTGCCGAAGGAACCGACATGTGAAATGTGGAATGCCGGGCAAAATCACTCTCAACATGACGGTGAAGACGGCACTACCTATCTGATGGCCGGAAAACAGATTGAACAGATTTACAAGGCCATGCTGCAAGCAGCACCTAAGCCGGAGGATGTATGAGCAAATACGCTAATGATTTAGACATGATGAGTCAGGCACTACTAGCCCAAATGCAGCGCGAGCGGGACGATGCAATAAAGGCGTCGATGCAAATGCAGCGCGAGCGGGATGATGCAAATAAGGCACTAGCCCTCGCCTACATGAGCGGTTCTTACGATGCGAAGAAACAACTCGCCGCCTGTCAAGCTGATGCTGCTAGGTATCGTTATCTTCGCCACGCATCACGCCGAGAATGCCTAGACAGAAGCGGGCCGGAAGCAGGATGCTGGATTGACTGTGAAGATGAAAACCATATGCTGATTCTGCTAACGGAAGAAGATGCAGATAACGCAATCGACGCAGCAATGGCGAAGGTGGAGTGAGATGAAATATTCCACTGTCCGTGTCGGGAAAGCTGGTGACTACGAAACATCAGACGTTCTTACTTGCGTAGTACCTTTCCTTCGTTGGTGGTACGGATTGTTTGATGAAACAGTTATTGAAATTGGGAGTTGGGAAGAATGAACCGCGAAGAAATCCTAGCAATGGCGAGATACATTACGAACGAACTAGAAAAGCAAAAGCAAATAGTTGCTCTACTGGAACACGCCATCTTCAATATCAAGTATGCCGCAACAGAAGAACAGAAGATCACACACAAAGCACATATTGATGCATCATACCAACAATGCATAGACCTTCTTAATCTAAAGCGAACATATGAAGAATCAAAACTAAAACGTGTAGGAGTAATTGGAAAATGAACAAAAGACTGATTCAAAAGTTCCTCGATAAATCCACTTGCTATTCCGGCGCAAAAGTCGGCGCTGGCGGGACGGCGGAATGAGCGGAATCGGCGGAATGCACCCTGAAGATATTGCGTACAGTCTGCGTGATCTTGCTGATGAAATGGTCACCATCGGCGCATGGATGGACTACTACGGCGGATTTGACGCGAACATGGTGGCGCACGGGCGCGAGCTTGTTGGGGCCGGGAAAATAGCGCGAAGCTGGGCAGACGAGATACTGGCAAAAGTCGGCGCTGGCGGGACGGCATCGGAATGATATAAACACATCTAAAAGGAGATTGTAAAATGTGCAACCATGACTGTAATCAGGGGCGCAACTGTACTTGCGCCACGCCGGATAAAGTGCCTGGCGATGCGGTGCCATGCCAGAATGACACGGTCAATCATCCGTCGCATTACACTTTCAGCAAGTACGAAGTGGCCGATGTAGCTGATGAATGGTATCCACATGAACCATTGTTGTGGAATTCCAATAAATACCTTGCTCGATGGGATAAGAAAGGCGATCCAATCGAAAACCTAGAAAAAGCCATTTGGTACATTCAGCGCAAAATTAACCAATTGAAATCATGCCAACGCTAAATTCCCCCCTTGCTTCGCGCATAATGGGCAAGCTGGAAATTGCACCAGCGACAACAGATGAGTTATGCTATCTCTGCCATGCTCATCGCGCAAGCATCAACTTGCTATTGATTGCCATGAAAGAAAAGAAACTTATTTATATCCATTCTTGGGTAAAAACCGAATCACGTGGGCCTGCGCCTCGCGTATGGGCACTGGGCGATAAACCTGATGCCAAGCGGCCAGAGCCGAAAACCAACGCGCAAAAGATTAAAGACTGGCGCAAACGCACAGGGGAAGATGGGCATCGGGCAAAACGATTGCGGCAAATGGCAAAACGCATTGCAAAAGGAAGCACATTTTCTGGGTTGCTTGGATTATGAAATTTCCGGTCATGTTCAAACGCTCCGCTAATGGAGCGACTTGTTGCCCGAAATGTTTGCTGCGAGGCATCAATCCAAAAAATGATTGCTCATGTAGCGTGCCTGTATCGGTATGTCACATCCGGGAAAGCACCTGCCCTGATGAGTGCAAGGCGTTATCGCCCATTAAGGGATTGGTCAAAAAAGTCAAAGCATGAAAAACTATGCAACGCCCTTTACTTTTTCCACTGTCCTTAACGCTCCAAGTCCGAGCATCCCAAACAACAGTGTGTTGAGATCTTCCATTGCCAGGTCTGGCATCGGATGACCAAATCCGATTGCCAGCGGGCGAGCAATAAACTCGTACACAAGAGCAGCACTGCACACCCAACCAACAGAAGGCCGCCATCCTGAAACAAACAGGTTGGCGCTTTTTGCTTCTTCAACATTAACAGCAAGCTGACCTTGTGCAAGATCCGTTTGTGCCTTTAGCTCTGCAAGCATCCCGGCTTGCTGAAGCTCTAGCAGTTTCAGTTTGGCTTCGTCAGCCTTGGCCTTGTCCGGGAAAATCTTGTCCAGCAATCCTGGCAAAATGCTACTTATCAGTGTCGGCCACATTTTTTTTACCCTTTGCTAGATAAATGCGTTGAGTAAGGCGCCACAATTTGATCATATCTCGATGATCTTTGCATTCTCTTGGAAACGGAGCATCAAAGCGCAATCGCAAAGTCCGCATTCTGTTTTCAAGCAACTTGGAATGCGTCATGGGAAGAACACTGTTTTCTTTGATGCAGGGGCGCGATCTGTCAAATGGCACCAGCGCAAGGTGCTTTGCGGGTGTTCCATGTAAAGCCCTTGCAGTTTCAGAATTCCCTGATGCCGAAAGCACCAGTCATCTAATGAGTTATCTGGGTCGTAAATATCGACTCCACGGCCTTCCTTGTGAGAACTGGTCGGTGCGCCTTGCTTGCAATCTTGCGGCCTGAATCCGCCGTAAGTTTTCCCCGAAATATGGTTGCCTGTAACCGGGTTGATACGCAAATCCACCCCGTCAATAACCGCGGTATCAAGCAAAGAATTTACTTTGGAAAGAAACTCTTTTGCGTTTGCAACAACGACATCGGTGGCGTCCTTGTGGCCGACAAAATCACCGAAATATTCATTCAGTAAAATCATTGTCTGCCAAAGAAAAATCCAGCTACCGCAGTCAAGAACGACCAGATCCCAATGCCAAGCCACAATGCGCCTTTTGATCGGTTAGCCATGTCGATGAGCTGCTCCATCTGCTGCTCCATCTTGTCGATTTTCTTGTCCATGTCTTGCACTTTTTGCCACAAGGCTCCGTACTTAACCGGGTCGATTTCTGCGCTGCCTTCTAACACCATGATTATCTCTCTGTTAGTGCGTTTTTATTTTGTTCTTCAGGATACAAATTGTTTGTTGGATTTTGCGCTGTCGCTGCTCTAGCAGCCGAACCTTTCCATGACGCAGGATCAGTAAGCGCGCGCAAAATTTTGATACGTTCTACAGCAGGAAATGTATTTAGCATTTCAAGCGCACTTTTACCAGAACGCATTCCTTCTTGCAACTTTTCAGATATTTTTGTGCCAAGACGTTTTTCGATAACGTCCAAACCCTTATTAATTGCTGCTGTTTTAGCGCTTAACCCCCAAGGAATTTTGAAATTAGTTGAATATTTATCCGCGATTTTTCCTAATTCTTCTGTACCTTTTTGTGCGGCTTCTTCCATTGTTGCGCCGCGTTCCACGTTAGATGCGACTTTTTCCAAGGTAGGCATTTTGCTGCCCATTTCTTTGAAAATGTCATAGCTGCCAGGACCAAAAATGGCTTCGACAGCGTCAGGGTTGTTGCCGCGCACAAGCCGCACATACTCTTGCGGCGAATCTTTGAACAACCGCGCAGCTTCGGCAGCCATCGCTTTTTGGTCGATGGCTTGCATACCTTGCGAATACGTTTTCAAGTAATCGCGCCATCCTGTACCACCAGCTTTTTCAATAGCATCGTCGATTAACGGGCGAATTTCTTGCAACATTTTGTTGGTAACTTTTGCGCTAACTTTGGGATCAGTTTGTCCAAGAATTTGTGCAATGCGTTCGTTAATGCCTTCTTTACGCAACGTGTACAGATCGTTTGCATCTATGACGCCGCCGCCTTTAGCGGTCAAATTGTTGATGTCATCTTTTATAGCTTGCAACACCTTTGTGACGTTTGAGCTGGCACGCAAACCGGGCTGATTTAGCTTGGCATCGATAACGCCGGTGATTGCGCCAGCGTCCAGCGGTTGCAAACCATGATCAGCTAAACTGCCAATCTGACGTTCGATAAAACCAGATTCGGCGCGCCGCTGTTTGGCAATGTCAGCAAATATGTCGGACGTCTTTTGCCATTCTTGTGCCCGCGTCCCAGCCGTTAAAAATCCCGGTTTGCCTTTGGCTGCCGTTGCGGCTTGCTGGGCAGCTTCGGTGACGGGCGAAATGGTTGCTTGCCCTGGTAATGCGGCGCCGGTAGGCATCCCGCCGCGTAAGGCATTGACCATAGACTCTTGGCGTTGTTCTAGTTGAGGCGTCAAACGATTGATGGTTTGTCCTGCTTGATTAGCTGCTTGCAACTCAACATTTCGCATGTCGTCGGTGAGTTGATTAAGCCGTTTAATTGATTGTTCATATGCCGCTCTGGCTTCTGTTGCGTTACCGCCTTCGGCCAAGCGTTGAAGTTCTGCTAAATCGTCATCCGCTTGACGTTTCAACAATGCTGAAGTTTCGTTATTTTTAGCGGCCATGGCGCCAAGGGCTTGCCATTCATTTCGCTGGATACCAGACGCCGCTTGTGCTGCCGTCACATCTTCAGGCGCGGCCAATAATGCCGCACGAATAGCTCCAATGCGATCTCCAGCAACATCGCGGGCGATCTTTCCGGCTTTAATTTCGGCCAATTTCCCACTAAAAGCATCGATAAGAAATCCAGAACTTTTAGCTAAAGTATTTGCAATTGGCGGCGCAACTAAAGAAAGTCCTGCACCAACGCCAGCACCTGTCGCCGTTTCTTCAGGCGCTGTTAAACCTGCGGTCGCCGCACCTGTTACTGCGCCACCCGCTGTCCTAGCCCCCAATGCTGGCAAACCTCTGACTTTTTTGCCAGCGGTAAAACCAGAAGATTCAACCGCGGTTGCAACGGGTGTAATATATGGCGCTAAAGCAGGCACGCGAGTTGCTGCATAGGCTAATGGTTTAGCGACCACACCACCTATTGGTAAAGTTCCTGCTATTTCCCCGCCTATTTTTGCAATGTCGTATGCCAAAGATTCTGGTTGTGCGCCTAATGTTCGCAACTCTTCATCCATAGCTCGTCGGCGTGCTGCGTTTTCTTCTGCCGTTTCAAAAGGCCGAATTAATGTCGCTCCGATAGATCCAGCACCGCGAAATGCGCCTGCGGCAATATTTCCAACTGTTTGCGCCACGCCGCTTGGCGTGTACCAAGCATGGTCTTCACGAGGGCTGGGCGCTTCAGCGCGTGGGCCGGTGGGCACGCCTTCCGACTCGGTGGCGCGCGGTTGCGCCACGCCGAACTTGATGCGGATGGCTTCTTGCGTTGCAGCGTTGGCCTTGGCGTAGTTCTGGTCGAGCGGCGCGTACTTGTCAAAGATGGCCCGCTTCGTCGGCTCATTGGCGTTGACGTAGTTGGGGTCTTGCAGGATGTCGATCAGTGCGGTCGCCATACCGTCTCCTTACTTGAGCAGAGGGTTGTTGGCGTCCACGCCGCCGCTGGCGGCTTTTTCTGGCGCACCGCCTTTACGATACTCGTATGTTAAGTCATACGCTTCTCTTACATTAGCCATACTGCTTCGTACTTGAGATGCAGCTTTGCGTAATGCGGCGGCCAAATCTTTTGTATTTTGTGTTTTGTCAATTGCAGCAAAAGCATCTCGCAAGTATTGCCCTTCTTGATTAGATACATTACCCAATGCCCCGCCAGTGGGTGATGCTTGACGAATAGCAGCAAGTTCGCCAAATTGACCTCGCGCCGCAATATTTTTATATAACGCTTCTGCTTGACGAGCCTCGCCAGTTATAGCGGGGGTACGGCCGTATATTAAACCGCTGATACCGGATAGCCCAGGATGTGCGGCTAATTTATCAAGATCATCAGCTAATTGGCCTTGTTTATCTTCAAATGTTTTAATAGTCGCTGTTGCTTGAGGATATTTAGCTTCGCGCTTCTGAATTTCTTTTGGCGTTAGCCCTTCTTGCGCGGCAGCAGGCGTCATGCGCTTTGACAAGGCTTCTTCGCGTGATACAAAAACTTGTTTGCCAGTCGTCGGGTCAATAACTGCGACTGGCGGCTGCTCGGGACGCGGTTGTGCTGGCGCGCGACCAGCTTCTTTAAGCTGACGTTCATAATCAAATAACGAACCTTTAAATCCTTGCTTTTTGGCAAATTCATAATTGCGTTGCAATTCAGTCGGCGCGGCAGGTGCTGTGAACACCGATTGGCCGCCCCTGAATACCGTAGAATTTGGGCCGACAACTTGCGGTTTGACCAGCTCGTTGAGTTCGGCTTGATAGACATCTGCCATTGCTTTAAGGCGAGGATCATTCAACGAACGGTACGTCAAAATTTTGTTGCGTAGCTCTTGCGCACGAGTGCCGGGCGCTGTTAAAGCGTTTGCAGGTGCAACAGGGGCGGCTGGTGCAGCAGGGGCGGCCAAAGCGTTTGTGGGCGCCGGAGCAGCCGCAACTGACGGCGCAAGTGCGTTTACTGGGGCGGTTGGGGCGGCTGGCGCAACGACGCCAGATTCTGGGCCAAACAGTTCAGGCGCTTCTTTACGCAGCAATTGTTCCGCACGCTGAAGCTCTCTGTAGCGTTGCAGCCCTTCATAGCCTTTAGCCATGTAGTCCGGGTTGCCGGTCTGGATCATTGCTTTGAAAAACTGATTAGGGTCGTCGCTTTGTCCTATTGCGCGTAACTTGGCTTGCAAGTCAATCAGCATAGCGCGGTCTTGCTTGAGCTTATCCAAGTCGATCTGGTTCATCTCATTTTGCTGCCGCGTCTGCTGCGCTTGCTGATAACCAGTGGCAAACGAAGTTGCCAACTCAGGTTTAAGGATATTTACATCTATAAGCCCAGCCATGATTACTCCTTATAAACCAGCTTCTTGAGCAGCAAGCATAGCGGTTTGCTCTGAACCTATGTTGGTGCCGTATTTAAAGGCTGTTAATGGGTTGCCAAGATAATTCCCGACCTGCGACCAATTGGTATTGAGAGCCGTATTAAGCGCACTGCCATACCCGCCATATTGGCTGGCTCGAATGTTGCCTTGTTGCAGCGCCAAATTGCCTTGGTTTGCCGCGTTGGTCATTGCTAGAGCATTGGCTTGGTTGGCGTAATTGCCACCGGCGCTGCCCAGCGTGTTGGCAGCAGATTGCCCCACGCCTGCCAAAGATTGAATAGGACTCAGCATATTTTGGCGTTCGCTGTAATAGCGGTTGAATGCGTTTTGATATTCGTCCGACGCAGCCTGCTGACCGTAACGCTGAGCAGCTTTGAGCGCAGCACCAGAAATCATACCGCCTCGGGCAGCAGCTTGTCGGTCAAGCGCTTTTAGCCCTTCAGATAATCGGAACTGATAACCTGGTTCTTGTTGCCAATTTGTCTGCGAGAACGGCGTCCCAAACTCACCGCCTTTTTGTAGCCCCGCTGCTAGTTGATTGATTGCGCCAGTACCTGCTGTAAGCCAGGGTTGCTGACGGGCAACGCCTTCCTCATACATGCGCTGCTGAAGCGCAAGCTGTTCGCGAGCAACCTGTGCTGAAATATTGGCCGCTTCGGTCGTAGCATCTGCCTGTGTACTGGCAGGCCCAAATCCGAATACATCTGCTACCGCATTAACAATGTCGCCCATGATTCTTCTCCAATCGAATGACGCCGTTGTTCCGGCTTACTTCGTTAAAGCCAAAATGTCTGGCTAATCGAAGTGATGGCGCATTTCGTTCATCAATACTTGCAATAATTGTACCGTGCTTCTGCATCATGCGATTAAGATAATCGCCAATTGTGGTTCTGATTCGCCAACGACCGCGCTTTTCCGGCAACACAAACAAGTCAAATTCGTTACCCATTGCAATAAAAACACCACCGTCAAAAACTTCTATTTCAGTATGCTGCTCCAGTATATCTCTAAGAATATCCGGTGCTTGTTTTCCTTTAACAGTTTCAAGATATTCCTTAATGACTGCCCATATCTCATTAGAGATTTTTGTCACGACGTAATTTCGCGTCCGTTTGCCCGAATGTTGATCGAGCTGGCCGTGCCGGCCAGTGTCGAGATAAACCCGCTAGGTTCTAGAGCGACGCCAACCAGTTCTGGGAATGTATAAGTTTCCGAAGGCTGAAGCGTTTTGGTTTTGACAATCAAGTTTTGATTTCCAGCCGTATCCGCATTAGTGACAATATTGACACTGATCGTTGCTGCCGACGAGTTGTAGTTCGTCGCGGTGAATTTGTCGATAATCGCGGTGACGCCAGTTGCCGTGTATTGCGTAGTCTGTGACGCTTCAGCAATCTTGGCTGGGATTAATATTTTCACATATACAGCCATAGCGGCTCCTTATTGAGTCATTATCCAGTTTGTACCATCAGATACAAGTGTAGCAGTATCTCCAGCAACTGCGTTAAGAATTGCTGTTGTTGCTGCCCCGCCAGTTAGTGGAACGACATTACTTGACGCGGATACTACAGTGTAGGCTTGATAATTCAGAAAATACAATACACGCCCGCTGTATGAACTGGCCGTTGGAAGAGTTACCGTACAGGTCGAACCGGACTTGTTGTTGATCAGCCATGTTTCGCCTGAGGCTACGGTAAAGTCTGCCGTTTTTGTGACCGGAGCGCCACCACCCGATGCGCTGGAGATCGTTGTTCCAGTGGATGTCTGGCTGATTGAAATACCCGTTCCGGCGGTTAGGCGTTGCGTCACTGAAGGGCGAATCTGAAGCGAGCCAGAACTGCCAGAACCCGCGTTAACGACCGCCGCTATCGTCACAATTGGCCCGGAGGTCGGATAGACCTTCGTCAAGCCGCCGGTGTATGCCGAGTTATAGTACAGGATGTCGCCGTCAGCCCATGACTCACCAACGCTGGCGCCGGTAGTTGTAATGCCGCGCAGCACACCTAATGCCTGCACCAGGCCAAACCCGTTAAGCGCAATCGACTCTGCGGCCACGCCCATGATGTACTGGCCGTTGGTGATGCCTGTTGAGGGCGCACCAGTGACGACGCCAGACGCCCCGACAGCGCCAGTGAACATAACCAAGTCGCCTTTGGTAATCGCGCTGGACGCCTTGATGTAGAAGAAGTAATCTTCACCGATCTTTTGCAGCACGTTGGTTGTCATCTGCAATCCAAGCGTCGTGCCACCATCCCATGCGGCGGTGCCGACATCAGTCGGAACGCCTTGAGGTGTCGTGTCCCAAATTACCCAAGGCAGATTGGCCTGCTGGAGTGATGACATTGTGCCAAGTTCAGCCCTCGGCACAGATTCAATGCCATTGATCTGCTTTTCAATCTCGGCAATTTGTGACAATAACGGGGAAGTATTTGTGGAATTGTCTAAAGCGTTTGGATCTACAGTTACCAATTCAATTGGAATTGCCGGCGGGCCAACCTGTAAATCAGTCAATGAAACGCTGTTTGATCCACTACCGGTTAGCGTAAACAACCCTAAGAAAAATCTATACCATTCACGCGAAATCAGCCCTGTGCGTTCATCTGTAAATGGAACGCGAGGTGGCGTTATGTTGGTGGTGTTAATATTGTCAGGCATTTGTCGGCGTCACAAACAATTCAGCGCCCATGATTGCCAGCTTTATCGGATCTGTACCAGATACTTCATAAACACGGTCACGGATTTTAGTGGTCATGCCAAGACGGCGCCAAAGTGTGCGATAGCCGAACTGACCAATCTTGCCCATTTTGGCCCAATGTTCATACGACCAAGTATGGCCGCCGTCATCAGACCATCGCAACATTACCTCTGGATCACTACCTTGCCCGTCATTGATTCCTACGCCGGTTTCGCAGTCAAGTTGTAACATATGCTGCGTCGTGCGTTTAAGGTTGTTTTGGCCGGACGGAAGTGCCCGCCAAGAGCGATACCACCGTTGCACTGCGTCGTCGTCTTGGTAATAGTCCAGATCGAACGCATAGATTCTTCCATCCTCATAGTCGCCAATAACTACCGTGTTGTTGAAAAACACTTGGCAGTTACTGCGGTGGCGTGTCCATTCGCCATTTTTCCATCCGGCGCGTTCATGCCATGCCTGCGTCGAGGCATCATACACCCAAGTCGTATTGGCACTGGGGAAGATCAGCACATAGAAGCTGTGGCCGTCCTGCTGGTAAGTGTAGCCGATGGCGTCGGAAATATCGCTGTACTGCTGAATCTGCCACTCTACAGCATGAGACGAGATACGCTGTCCGGTGTAGCCATTGGCCCGATAGACGATACCATGACCTCGTGCGTCTTGACCAAGCCAGAAGATACCGTTGTCCATCTTTGCAATCGAATAGGCAGCAGCGCAGCCGAGTTCATTGAACGCGCCCTGAATGCGCTGGAGCGGGAAATCCAGCAATCCAGCGTCGTACCAGACTTCAACCGAATTAGTACCAAAGACCCACAGTTCCCGGTGATCAATGATGATACCAACTACATCATCCGGCGAGCCTTCTGCGCTGGCGAAATCCAGCGGATCTACACTGGTTCCATCCAGCAGACTGGTGATCCAAATGCGCTGGCTGTCAGGTTCATTAAAAACAAAATAACCATCCAAGTAGCCAACAGTCACTGCGCCGGGGAAGTCAGGGTCAGTGATCTGCTGGAATACGTTGGTGCTGGTGTTGTAGATGTAACCTTGCGGATTGGCAGCAATAAAAATTTGCGTACCGTTATCTGACATTGATACGGGGCCAGTATTGGCAATCGTGCCAAGTGATGTTGCAATGTAAGTGTTGTTGACCTTATACAGCGTATCCCCGCTAACAACATAAAGATAATCACCAAGTTGCCACAATCCACGAATTGGGCCAGAGCCTATTTCTGCCAATTTACGCATACCTGGCGCCCGCATAAGAAACGCGGCTTCCTTGCCAGCTTCCGGCGTAATTTCGGGGAACATATTAATCATACGAGCATCTGCGGCATTAACCGACCGAGCGACGTATGTTGATCCTAGAATTGAAGTCTTCATCAGAAGTTGTTTGCGTAAATATTAAATCGCTGCCTGGTCGCCACAATCGGATACGGAATTGCCATTAGATCGCCAGGGAAGTTAATACGTTTCAAGTCACGTTTGCTTGTCATGGCAATACGCTGCACTTGTGGCGATGGCTCAACGCCAAATTCAGGCGCCAGCTCCATTGCCAAGTTATAACGGAAAGCCCGAAGGTATCCTTGCGGGAAAGCCATATCCGTAGCAACGCTGGTCACTTCATTCAGTTGTTCAACTGAAATAATATGCCATTCAAGATCTTTGATCGGTACTGGATAAACCGTCATTTCCATGTCAGGGAACGTGCTATTTATCCACATAACCTGAGGATATGTTGATGTAACGGTCTTGAACGCAATGCCGTCGTATTGCTGCTGGTTGATCAGCTTAACGCCAAACGACAGGCCGGACGATGGGTCTTTGAAATACGTCGCATCATCAATCTCAATTGGCCGATTGCCAACAAAATTGCCGGTCGGGCCAATGGTTCTGCTCTTTTCATACGCGGGCCAAGTAAAAACTTGATCTTGCGTGCTGAATACAGCAAGGCGTTCCGTATTCCACGACTGAATCATTTGATTCATCGCCATGATGGAATCTTGCATGGTATCGGCAGAAGGCACTTCACCTTCGGCCAACTGTCCGATCAAGCGCAATGCGCCATTAATAATATCGCCAGCGGTAGCAGTTGTTGTCATTGCGGAATCTCCTTTGAAGGACGCCCGCGACGTCTCGGTTGCAATTGATTGACTGATTCTACTACCAAGATTTTATCTTCAACATCAAACTGAATGGGATCAAATTTTTCCCACCCATTTGCAATGTCATTTTCTGCCTCAAGTTCCGAAATTGCAACTTTGGCACCGTGTTTAATATGTTTGAGATAAATAACTGCCATGATTAAAACGGGGGCCGAAGCCCCCTTTTTGGTTAGGACAGCAAACCAAGAGTTTGCAGTTTCGTTTCCAACTGCGCCACACGCGCTTGAAGATTGGCAACTACCGCAAGAACCGAATTGCCTTCGTCTTTGGTGACAAAGCCAAACGGGGTTGTCTGGGTCAGATCTTGGATCGCGTAATCCGGCGTACCTGGCGCAGTAGAGGTGATGGTCGTCAGCGCGGTCGTATTGGCTGCCGGCTTGGTCGTCGGAGTAGCACCGAAGAAACCAGCCGTGCCACCAGATGCACCGACAACTGCGCCGTCCAATGCGGGATCGCTGTACGCGACGCCCACGGCTTTAGTATTAGGCATATTTGTATCCTTTCAAAAAACAGGGGCCGAAGCCCCTTATGTTTTAGCTAATGCGGTAGCAAGTCCAAGCGCTATCACCGGTTTTCCGCGCACGGAAATGACCAGAAGTGGCTTCCGTCACAGCCATTGCGCCAACCAACGTCCAGCCCGTGTTGGTAGCCACGGTGATGTCGTCGGTAGTAGCATCAATGTTGATGACGTAGAAATCAAAAGCCATGTTAGCGCGAGTTGCGGAAGGCATACCTGCTTCCAGATCGGCCACGGTGGGCAGCGTCAGGTTGCCAGCGGTGCCGTTAAACGTAAACAGACCGTTAGCCAGTTGCGCGGCAGTAGCGGTAGCAGCAGCCGTCAGCGCAGTGGGAGCGCCCTGAACAAAAAACAGCGCCTCATTAGAGGTGCCGTCGCCAACCTGATAACCACCAGTTCCATTAGAAAGTGCCATGATATTTCCTTTCGATATTAGATAGAGAAGGGGGTGATTAGCCCCCGTTCAGATTAGCCCCAGATGCGGCAGGCCATTTGCGGACGAATTGCGCTGTAACCATACAGAACGTCGATACGGCACGGCATACGGTCGTTATTGATGTCATATTGACGAACAATCCGCATCGAAATACCGTTATGCACTTGACGCGAAGCCATGTCGACACCTTGCGGCATCAGCAGGTCGGCGGTAGCGAAAGTGATAGCGTCCTTGTGATAGACCAGGTTTTGAGCATACTGACCGCTGGCGGTACCAACGAAAACAATAGCTTTGCCAGATCCCGGCAGGCTATCAACGGTTGCCAGAGCATTGGATGACGAGTAAATCGGAGCAACAGTGATGTTGCCTTCGCCAGAAGAGCCAAGCGTGACGTTGGCAGTAGCGACGAACTGGAACAGCGAACCAGTCGATTCACGGGTCTGCGGGTTAACGGCGTAGCAGTCAGCCACGGTAAACACATCGCCAATCTTGATGGTGCCCGCATTGCCGGCGCCAGTGATAGCGATGGTCGTAGCGCCTTCGGACGAAACGGCAGCAGAAGTGGAGCCACCAGTCGCAGTACGAGTGCCGCAAGTAAATTGCTTGATCGACTGGGACATATTGATTTCGTCAAAGCCCAGAACGCCCGTGCCCATCATGCCATTCTTGAACTGACGGGAAACCGTGTCAGTCGGATTGAACAGCCCCTTCATGCCTTCAACCAGACCAGCGTTAGCAGCCGGGTTGACGGTCGCGTAACGCGGCGACATCACGGCAGCATTCTCGTTCAGTTTCTGTTGCGCTTGCAGAAGAACCAGCGAAGTCGCAGGCGTAGTACCGGGAGTGCCGACACTGTTACCGATAGAGAGGAACGAGTTGGCAACGTCAGCGTCAATCGACGCGGCCAGTTGCGAGATACGCGGCTTCAGAACGCGCTCGGCAAAATCATCCAACTGCATGGTAAGTTCAGCAGAGGTAAAGTTGATGCCGATATGCTTCTGCGAAGCAACGGACAAGGTGGTGTATTGCTCGTTGTCGGCTTGCACTTGCAGGGCAGCGCCGTCAGTCACCAGGGCGCGATCCGGCAGACGGATACGCAGGGTCGAACCAATCTTGGCACCTTCGACAGCAAAGCTGTCGTCGTACTGACGGTTCACGTTGCGGGTGAGCACCAGGTTGTTTTCGAGGATCTCCAGCGATTTGCGGGTGATCATGTCAATGGTAAGCAGGCTGTTTGCCATGTTATTTCCTTTCAAAAATTAGCGAAGTTTATGTTGAGCTTCCCATTTCCGAATTTGCCGTTGGCGCTCGGCCTCAATCCACTCCGACGTTGACATCTCCTTGATGGAGCGCGGATCGGTGGTGTCCAGAGAACGTGCGTTGCCACCTCTAGCGGTGACTGGCGCAATCGGTGCTGGGGCACTCGACGATTTTTTTACCGGAGGATTATCAGCCAGTTTGGCCTCGATCTTCCCGATTTCCTTTGCCTGCATGAAGGGCGACATGCGGGAAATGCGATCGGCTTCCTTTGGGTTAGACCCGAGATAATAAGCTACTTCAGGGCCAACGTCTGAGGCTTGGATCGTTTCGGCCATCACTTGCGTGATTGGAAGTCGCGGGTTGTAGGCGACTTGTTCAAAGTCTTCGTACTTGTTCCGCGCTTCTTCTTCGCGCTCATGGTAGTTTTCAAGAACTTCAGCCTGTTGCTTTTGCGCCTCCCGTTTCGCAACCAGTTGTTCTGCCTTTTGCTCTGCCAATGCTTCGGCATAGGCTTCTGGCGATTCAAACTGATCTTGCGACGGTGGCGTTAGCGATGCGGGGGCTTGTGACGCTCGCAGCTTCTGTTCCCGTTCCCACTTGCGTTGCTCTCTTGCAAGGCGTTTGCTGATCATTGCATCAATTTCAGCTTGAGAGTATTTCTTTTCCTCTACTGGCTGGTCTGTCTGCTGCTGATCAACGACTTCCGGCGCAGTTTGTGCCTGATCCGTGGTGGCCGTCACCTCGGGGGCTTGCGCGGTTTCAACTTCCGCTAAGTTTTGGACTTCTTCAGTCATTTGTTTAACTCGCTAGAGTTCCTGATGTGCCGCACCAGTACGGTTTGTCAAATCTTACACTTGAATTGCGTAACGTCAAGATCAAAGAAAACTTTTGCCATACTCGGTCAAAGCATATCCACCGTCTAATGACTTAATCAAACCGAGCGATAACATTCGATAAAAATCCACTTCAGTACCATCAACAAAATATTCAACAAGAGTCTTCATGCTATCACCGCCTTAATCACTGAGAAATTGCCTACAGAAACCTGTTTGGTAACGCCACATAATCAGTGCCTCTGTTTGCTCATAGTATGATTTATCCTTAGACAAAGTAAGTGATTGTTCCGCGAATTTGGACAGTTCCACCGGACGGCATATCAGATGCAGTAACGGTCGATGCTGTTTGACCACTACCAGACGCACGAATAAGAATATTTGATGTTCCTTGATTTACAATAGGTGAATATTGTGTATAGTTTGTTTTTGTTATCCCCATTACCCAAGATGAACCTGGCTGATCAAAACCGGCTGGACAGGCAAAAGGAGTACCAGAAATAATTAGGTTCCCGCTTGCTGTTGTCCAAGTAAAACTACTGGTTACAATTTGAAAACTGAGTATTACAACTCGTCCAATTTTTGTGTAAGTTCCGGTATTTGATACGTAAGACACATTTAAATCTCCAGGCGTTACAAAAGTAACTGTTGGAGTCCAAGTTCCTTCTTCGTAATCATCAAGCGTATTTGCGTCGGAAGATGGGTTTTGGGTTGCAGGAAATTTAATTTGCCCACCAGTCGATGAGCTAATATCCATGCCACCGTTCACCTTTTGAATCGTGCTACCTGTGTTGTTGAATATAGCTTTGTTTGTGCCGGTACTTGAGTCAGAGATTGCACCAGAACCATTCCCTTGCATCTGATTGTTGGCAATTAGAATGTTGTCAGACCCAGCGCTGAGAACAATTCCCCACAGCGTGTTTCCGTTCAGTCCAGCACCTGCTCCGATAGTGCACCCTGTTACAGTAATCTTAGAAGTAGACCCTCCAAAGTAAGCACCGTAGTTGTTTTGGGACATCCAGCCTCCGACAATCTCAATATCGGAGACAGTCCCACCAGTCGTCAGACCAGACCCACCACTCAAGGCAAAGTGACAGGAATCAAAGTGAATACCCTCAAGCAAACTACTGCCAGTATTGTTGATATAAACACCATCACCTGTTGACGATCCAAACCAACAGTTAGCAAACCGACAACGAACAACAGAACCTGTACCTGTTGGAGTAATATGCAGTCCGCTGCCACTAGAATTGTCAAAGAAGCAGTTGTTTGAGTACAGGCTAAACACATTGCCATCTGCTGTGTTTGAGCTTTGGGTTGCTGTGGTTGGATCAATGAGAAGCGCGTGACCCTGCTGTATAACTGATGTATTGCTAATAATGAGTGCTGACGAATTTCTCACACGGATACCGGCAGAAGAAACCTGTGGTGTTTGAGCGCCCATCAACACATCATCTATGATCTGACTATTATCACCACCCTCGGCTTTAATGCGGATCGCTCCAGACGCACCATCTTGGAACCGACCATGACGGATTCGGCTGACGTTCCCAGTCATCAAGATTCCGTTGTAATCTCCGGTCATGTAGAAGTCTTCGATGAAAGTTTCAGGACCTTGCAGAAAAACATAACTACCTGCTGTCTGTGTTACGTTTGCGTAAAATGCAACCCCACGAATACCAGAACCATACCCATATGCGCGGATCAAATAACCAGATGTCGGAGAAGCTAGTCGAGACTTAATGAAAGTCGAGTTGCGCCCTTCGCCATACAAGACGTTACCATTGCCAAGACTACCGCCACCGTCATATATATAGACCCCGGAAGGAAAGAACAAAGCCTTACTGGTAGAATAAATTGCAGATAGAGCTGCGTTGATTGCGCTCGTATCGTCCGTCACTTCATCGCCAACCGCACCAAAGTCCTTCACGCTCACGAATTCACGCAGCTTGGTCTGGACGTTGGTGGCTACTGCTCCAGTGCCGGATTGGATAAAATACACTTGCGACGCATCCGCGTTGTTGATTCCCGTAATGTTGTCGTAGGTGGCGATCAGCGTGTCGGTGCTGGTCTTCAGCACGAACTTGTAGATGATGCCGTCCGTCAACCAAATCTCACCGCCGTTGGGGACGCGGCCGGCAGCGTCAAGCACGATAGGATTACTGTGGGCAATAGCTCCATTGGAGCTGGTGTAGGTCGTTGTGGGCGTGGTTGTGCCCGCAGCATAGGCGTACAGCTTTCCGCCTGTCAGCGGATAGCCGCTGTTATCAAAAAACTGAGCTGCTACACCACCAACGGGGGAAAGGAATACGGCCATTATTTACTCCAAATAAATTACGCCTTAAGAGCTGCAACTTTTTCCTGAAACGCTTTAACTCTTGATTCATGGGCCGCAACCTGCGCGTCCAGATCGGACTTGGCCTTGGCGTATTCGGCTTGCAGATTGGCCTGCGTTGCTTCGCGCTCAGCAACCTGCTTTTCACGGTCGGCAACGGATTTTTCGCGGGCAGCCAACGCATCGGCAGCGGCTTTAGCTTTGTCGTCCACAACCTTAGCCTTGGCTTTGGCGTCAGCCAGTTCCTGCTTGGCAACAGCGCGGTCAGCCTTGGCATCTTCCTTGATGGCCTTGGCTTCTGCCTTGGCTGAATCCAGTTCTTGTTTGGCCGCATCACGATCCTTGACTGCATTTTCAGCCGCCGACAGAGCGCCTTGGCGAACAGCCAGTTCGTCACGCAACGCAGCCATTTGGGCCAGGTCTTGCGGGAACTGCTTGGTGAAATAATCGACGTAATTCACGGCGGGCGAGTCGTTTGAAATATTCATGGCGACCTCAAGAGTAGTAGGTAATGTTCAGTTTAGCGCCGCTGGTTTGCTCAATGAACTGGATCTGCGACAGATCGCCGTCATACTGAAGCGTGACGCCGGCAGCCAGCGGCATACCGACAGAAGCGGTTGGGGCGGTGCCATCATCACGCCAGCGAACAGCTTGCGTCTCGGGTGTAATGATTGCAATGCGAGGGGTTCCTGCCAGACCTGAAATGTCTTTCTGGGGAACAGTCAGCTTGGTCGCAGAACTCAAGCTGGTAATCTGCTGATACCCCATTACAGAAGTGATTGCCTTGAGGTTGATTGCCATCAAAATCTCCTTCGTTCTGTGAACGATCTTAAATCAATATACAACTGCTCTATTACTACAACTGGGCCGCCGCCCATTGTAATTGCCGCGTTTTGACCTGTTACATCATACTGCCCAAATTGGGCATTGATAAGTCTGCTTTTACTAAAAGAAGCATCTTCTCCAACTAGAGTATATACCCCATGCGCCCCAATTAGCAATCTGCCAAAAAAAAGTCCAGCCGATTGCCCAGTAGTTAAATATGATCCGGCAGCAGCATTCAGAACTTTGCTTTTGGCAATCGAGGCCGACTGACCGGTGACCGTATATGAACCAGAATTACCGGAAATGGCGTAATTCGTCGGCCCCGATGTTGGCGGCAGGGAACTAAACGGTAATGAGGAAAACGGCGCTATGCCGAGCATCGCTTACCCCAGGGAAGCCATGTAGGCTAGATAATCCACGTCGGACGTTTCAGCAACCACCGTCCAGCCCTCCGGCACGGGGTCGCCGTGCGGGATTAGCTGGAGGGTGCCGTTGGCGTCTTGGAGTACGTCAAAGGTCATAGACTTTCTCCGGGCATGTCTGGCCACCAGCGATTGCCTTTTGTTCGATTAATCTTTTGCGGGACGACCGCCAAGTTGTGCTCAACATGCAGCCCGCACACCAACTTGGAACGCAGCGGAACAATATGATCGACTTCCCACTTAAATCCAGTAGCTTTAGATCGAACACTAGACAAGTGATATGCCTCCTCAATGAAGAACAGATTAGCCCAAAACGGTGTTGCCGTAATCTTTGATGCTTGTCGTTTGCGGCAATTTGCCAGTGCCTTATGAGGGTTATTTTTGATGTATTTACGCTTTGACTGACGGTCTTTTTCCGGATTCGCAGCCTTGTACGCAGAAATTCTCTGACGAATTTTTTCCTTGTTTTTCGCGGCAGACTTGCGCTTAACCTCTTTTGCTTTTACTGGGTTATTCAACGCCCAGCGACCCGCTACTGTGTGCAGCCTCTCCTTATAGCTAGGGTCTTCCGCAGCTTTCCTGCGGTGATATTCCCGCATGTATGCCGCACGCTTTGCTCGTTTCTCAGCGAGAGTATCCGCCTGCGCTTTAATTTGTGTGTTCATGGCTAAAGATCGTTTTCACAATACATCCGGTTGAGGGCCAGCAGTTTCGCCGTGGTGCCAGTTACAGACTGGCAGTGCGCCTGCATGTAGAGGAACGCAGTTGCTGCCGGAATTGTTGTATTGAACACGACGTTGTTAACGTACACGGTTCCCGCGACAGCATCCGCCAAACGAACTGTTACCGTTGATCCGTTTGGAGGAGCGTACATCCACACATCAAGAATCTGCCCTGCGGTTACCGTGGCACCCGTTGATGTACGGGTCACCGTTGTTGCGTTTCGCTCAACGACATACCAGACGGAATCGGCAGTGCCTTTTTCAATGCCAATCGTGTTTGCCCATGTCGATGCGTCTGCTGCCATCGCCGCGTTGTTGGCAGACAAGCCAACGAAGGCCCGCATGTCAGCCGCCAGCGTTTCGATACCGAAGCGGGAAAAGAAATAAAAGCCACCCAATCCTGCTGCGTTGCCCCGCCATGCGACCGTTGAGGCCGATTGAACCCCAGAAGCCCCCGTGGCAGTCGTTCCCGTGCCAAACGTGGCGCGGTTAATCGAGGACATGGCGTTGGTAGACGCTTTTGTTGGCGTAGCTTGCGCTGCGCCTGTGCCTGAGTTTCTGGCCGTGAATGAGCATCCCCAGTTGATTGACAACGTCGTGCCGGTGCCGGGAAGCCACATATAAGTTGTGTTGCCGAACAGCGCAGGTTGTACCGTGGTGTCCAGCCCGGAGGGGCCGATCCACGCTGGAAGCATTCGCCCGCCCCGGTTGCGGGAAAACAGGTCAAGGCCACTGGCCGCAGGAGTTGCAGGAGTTGATCCAGAATCGGCCAATCGCAGGTAACCGTTTTCAATTTCCGTGTAGGTCGCCCCGGCCAGTGATCCGGCGCTGTTGTACTGAATGTCTCCACTCGATCCGGCAGCACTGGCGGAAACCGTGACGTTGCCCGATCCGATCAACGACGTACCATTGACCGTCTTGATATCCGTCCATGTCGGGATGGCCCCTGTACCAGCAGAAGCAAGAAGTTGGCTGGTCGTGCCTGCTGATCCATTCGGGAGCAGTGCCGTCTTCAGCTCAAGCCCGGACGAGGTGAGCTGCATCTTGTATGCCGACTTGGCCTGAGCGAAGCCGCCGACGTACCATTGATGCGCGTTATCCGTGCCGGTGGAGTCTGTGACATACACCATGTTGCCGGTATTCCCAGACCCGGAAGGGGCAGAAGCCAGCAGGTAGGATTCGTTCGGGCCGGTGACGCTGTAGCTGGCATCGCTGAACGTGCTGGAGTTGCAGCCCAAATCGACGTAGCCGTGCAGATCGGTGCCGTTGTCGGGATAGGCAATCAGGTCAGCCGATGCGCTGGTCTGGTTGTTGTCGTTATGGACGTACAACTGGACGTAGTTGTTTGCCGATCCAGAAGCAGCAATCTGCGGGTTGGTTGCCCCGCCGATCTGATTTCCCACGCCACAGGCAAGAACGCCAGTGAGGGTCGTGTTGCCGTTGGATTCAAACTCGGCAATCAGCGAGTTCGCCACGCCGCCGGTGTACATCTGAATACCGTCGCCGGTTTCCACAGATATGCGGGCGAACGGGTGGTTGTAGTCGATTACGATCCCGTCGGGTTGGTCGCCAGAGAAAATCTGATCCGTGTGAATATGCCGGTTGGTGATTGCCGTATCGCTTGGGTAAGTGACGAACACTTCTGCCCCTGCGGCAACGGTGATCTTCGCCCCCGAAGCAGATGACGCGAATACGGTGTCACGTGAAAACGTCGTCCCGCTGGCGGTGTAGGTGCCCTGGCCTACTTCCCAGTCTGTCCCGCTGACGATGCAGTAAAACGTCTCGTTGCCATCGCCAATCGCGGCGAATGACTGATACCCACTCGATGCACCGGCCAGCGTCAGCGTTCCGGTGCCGGTGGTGTTGGTGGTTTCTTTTACACGGTCAGCAAGAACAATAGCCATGATCAGGTCGCTTGAAACACGCCGTTAGTGCCATCCAGGGTCACGGTGACAGTCTCACCAACAGCCACCACTTGCGATGAGCCATAATCCCAGTACCCCACGTTGGTGCTTGTAGTTGAATCCGTCAGCACTGCGTAGCGGAACGTAAAACCAGCACCGCTGGCCGTCCATGCCGATGGGCTGGTCAGCACCAGTTTATATGTGCCTGCTGTCTGCGTTGAACTCGTGATCGTAGTGGCTTTTCCGCCCGTGGTGTAGCCGTTACCGTTGGAAACTTCGGTGATCGTGCCTGCTGCTTGATCCACAGCCGTAGCCAGCTTGATAACCCACGAGTCAGAGCCGGAATTGATGTTCTCAAATAGGTTCTCAATCGCGGGGGTGAATTTATTGTATGCGGCCACGATAGTTCCTTATGCGAGAAATTTCAGCTTGTATAGGGTCGAGAGATACAGCCCGACAATTTCATCAATGATGTTTTGCAGTGCAGTTTCTGTTTTTTCGCAAACATCGTATCGTACTTTTTCGATCTCATCCATTTGGTCTTGCAGGAACTCTACTACATTCGTAGTTTTTCTTGCGTTCATCAATGAAATCGGGCCAATAAGCCCGTGTTTTCCTTGGTACGCTTCGGCAAACTTGTCCGCCAGATCAACGATTTCATCGTAAAACGATCCCAAAGCCATGTGTTTTGCAAAACTTCTGGTGTTTAGATGAACCGAATGGGTCACATCACGGGCCAAAAACATCATTCCTATGAATTCTGATGGCTTCACGCTGGTTCTCCTTCCATTTGTTGCTCTTGCATCTCTACTGCGGGAGCCTCCGCAGATTCATGCGCCGGGCCTTCTTCCATTTTTTGCGGCGGGATCAAATCGCCAGCGTCATGCGCCGCGGCAAGGGTTCCAAGTACGATATCCTGAATTTGCTCCAGCGTCATGCCGGCCATCGTAGCAGAAATGCGCTTGGTTTCAGCGTCAAATGCCTTGATTTTCGATTCAAACTCGCGGATCTGCACGTCCTTGGCCTCAAACGACTGATTGACGTTCATCAGCATCTGGTGCATTTGCTGCATTTCCTGCCCCATCGCCTCGATCTGCTGCTGAGCGGCCTGCAATGCGGGATCGTTATCCTGATCAGCCAGAAGTTTCGGGTCAATCGTCTTGCGAAGCCGCTGCGACATCTCCTGCGCGCCAGGCCAATCCATATTCTTGACAAAAAGATCGCCGGCAACAGCCCACAACTGCGGATTCCCTTGCAGAATCTGCGACATTGCATCCATTGCTTCTTGCCGCTTGGTCAAGTAGCTCGGGCCAGTTGTTACCGCCACATCGTAGCGTCCAACGGACGGGTTGTAGATCTTCTCAATGACAATACCCGCTTGATCAACGATTTTTTTGACTGGCTCGGCTTGCGTCGGGTCGATTTTGACCATGTTCGTCTCGCCATCAACGCCGATAATGCGGGCAATCCGCTGCGTGTCGTAGATCTTTGGGATCAAATCGACCAACTGGCGGGTTACATAACGCACGGCGCGGGCCAGGTTATCGACATAATGGTATGTGCCAACGTCGGCCTGCTTTTCGCGGGCCAGAATCGCTTTCCCAGATCGTTCATTTGACACCATACCGAGGGCGGCGTCATACTGCCCGGTAGTCGTTTTGATGTCCTCAGAAGCCCCCATTTTGGCCTGAATCAGACCAGTTTGCGGCATTGGCGGGGCAGCACGTTGCGGAAGCGGCAGAACCGCTCCTTGACCGTCCGTTACGTCAGGATTGACCTCCAAATACGGCCAGTTTTGCGTGTTGGCAGTCTTCCATTGGAATTCGTAACCTTCAAATTGACCGCCGTAGCCGATAAACGGCGCTTTCGGTGCAAGGGCCAGCATTTCTGCTTCCTGCGAAGTCCAGTAGTTATACATCCGCTGGGCGTCTTTGGCGTTTCTGACAATGCCAGAGATAAAAATCCGCCCATCAACCTGGAATTCGTTGCCCACTACGCGGATCACAGGAATCCAATTACCGGCCCATTCGCGCTCTTCCAGAATCTCAAACCCGTTTGTCTTGGCCCACATTACGCGCTTGCGATCAACGCGGCGTTCCCGAATCGGATTCAGTCCCATCGCCCGCAACTGATTATCCTGCGGGGAACCCTTGAACACGGACTGATTGCCCGGATACAAATACAACGTATCATCCGTATGGTCAATGTAGAAATACTCGGCAATACGAATTGTATCGTCAGTAATCCACTGGCTAATGTCCTGATCGCCAATCCCTTGAGCCATGATGGACGACAGCGGAGCAGCGTTTGGATATTGCCGCTCGTAATCTTCCTTCATCATGTCTTCGGTAATAAAACACCATTCGGCATCAGATCCGCATGGGTCTTGAATCAGCGGGTCCATATATACCGAAAAACTGTTACGAATACGGCAGATTTTGATGTCCTGATCGAAACTGTCTTCGTAGCAATACTCGGTCAGCAGCCGCAGATACCCCTCGCCATACGTCACCTGATTCTCGCAAGCGGTGTC